TGGATGCACGTCTGGTTGGCAGGGTCTGGTGTTTCATACCAATGGGCCGCCCACAGAGAGCCCGCAGACCTAGACTGCCTTGTTGGAGTGGACTTCATAGGATTCCGTCAGTCTAATGAAGACTACGTTAGATTTAGCAATAAAGAGATTTCCCAAATGTTCAATGAAGGTTTTAGGGAAGAAATTTATCCAGAAACCGCAAACTTCATGGGAGTGTTTGAACTAACTTTTTACGTAAACATTAAACCAAATATTTTAGATTTAAAGCCATACGCTGCGTATTCGTTAACCGATGATGCGTGGGTTGTTACTCCAAATACAGAGGAACTTGTAATAGACCCTTCATGGGAACAAAAAACGCAACGAGACAAAGACATGGCAATTGAAATCTTAAAACGATACGGTTCTGCCATGTCTAAATTAGAACAATCTTCCAACGAGTCTGCTAGAGTAAACGCCTCAAGAGAAAGAGATAACGCGTTGACTCAAGCTGTTGGTCTTTACGAAGATATACATTCTGGAAGAAAACATGCGTTTAGTGAATCTGGAAAAGGCTACGGTGATTGGTTTAATTACCGTTGGCAGTCTGGTAAACGGTCTGGTATTGTTCAAGGCTTACAGAAGCTAAAAGAATTAAAAGAATCGGATTTTAAAACTTTTTCTGAAAAGACATACGGCTCAGAGTTAGCAGATGCTAGCGTTCTTATTCGTAGGGCAGCTTCACAACGTATTAACCGCAGTTAAACAAAAAAGAATTCGGAGCATAAACGGTGTCAATTATATTTTTTATCGACGGTGTTTTACGAACCGATACAAAAGTACCAATCTTTGAAGGTATTTCTGTTTACAGAGCCTTAAACAACGGAACTAAAGTTGTACTGGGTGTAGATGATGAAAAAGAAGCATCAAGATGGTGCAAAGAGCACAGGTTTACAGATTTAGATGGTTTTATTGATAATACTGGTTTAGAAAGCGTAGAGCCAGAAAAAAAAGATTTTGCCAAAGTTCAAAAACTTCAAGCACAGGGCCCTATATTTTTAGTGATTACCGCTGACTTAGAGTTGGCTAAATTGTGTATAGAAAACGGGATAAGAGTGTTCCTGTTTTTACATCCTAAGTATCTAAGTCACAAATTTAGGCCAGATGGACGTGAAGGACGACGTAGTTGGGAAGAAATCCAAGGCGAGCTAGATAGACAAGTTCAGCTTATTGCCGAGGACCCACGTATATGAATATAGTTTATTTAGGTGCTGAGGTTCCTAGTAATAGAACTATCCTAACTGCAGCTGGAGCTAGCTGCATGGGAGTTAGTTTCTGGGGTCTTCAAAGACGAGGTATGCCTAAAACCATAAAATACGAGCTAAAAAATTATTTTCCTGACAACGTCAGGCTTTTTTTAAATGCTGGAATACCATTTAAACGAGAGTTTACTCAATCTGAGCTAGCTGACTTTGCAGCTGATTACGAAGCGTTTGTAGCTGAGAACTTAGACAGGCTTGAGGGGTTTACTGAGGTAGACCACCCACAGCTCACCCAGTTATTCATAGATGAACAGCGGGTTACCAGTTGGTCAGATGTTCCAGAGGAAAAGTTCTGGCCTGTATGGCACGGAGAAGACTTAGAAAGCCTTGCAGTTCGATATTTAAACGTAGCCCTGCCTGGAAATTTAATTGAAAATGAAACTAGTTTGTCTGCAAAGACCAGACGCCTTAATCAGATACATGGAACCACTTTCCATGCTTTGGCTAGCGCCAAGCCAGATAACCTGCGACAAGTCCCTGTAGAGACCGCTAGCACCCTTTCTTGGCTATCCCCCATGATGCGTGGCGAAACGATTGTTTGGGATGGAACAAAACTGCTTCGTTATCCTAAACGTATGAAAGAGCAGTCACGGCCTAGATACAAGTCCATATACGAGCGAGCTGGCCTAGATTTCGATAAGATACTAGCAGACGACGCAGTAGAAATATCAAAGCTCGCTGTTTGGTCTTACCAACAATACGAGGATTGGCATCGTCGATTAGGAGAGAACGTAGTAACTATGAGTGATGAACTAGTACCACAACAAAATGCGGAAACACCCCCTGCCGAAGTTACTCCAAGGGGGGTTGGTATGCGGAAACTTGAACAACGTAAACCCGAGGAAATGGGTGTTTTACCCGTGCTTGGAGTAGAGGTTCAGAGGGTACTTGAGCCTGATGATGATGGCAATATGGTTATTAAAGATGTCACCACACTACGTTCCAATAGCACTAGTTTGCGAGTATGCGACACCTGCTTTGTTGCCGCTAACTGTCCTGCTTTTAAACCACAAAACACCTGTGCTTTTAACCTACCAGTAGAGGTTAAAACTAAAGAACAGTTGAAGTCTTTAATCAACGCTTTACTTGAAATGCAGGGCCAAAGAGTGGCTTTCGCTAAGTTTAGCGAAGATTTGAACGGCGGATACCCCGACCCAAACGTCGGACAAGAGATGGACAGATTCTTTAAAATGTTAAAAACTATTAAAGATTTGGACGACTCAAGAGAGTTTATTCGTATGACTGTAGAGCGCCAAGGAGCGGGTGGAGTACTATCTGCTATCTTCGGAGACAGGGCTCAAACCCTCCGAGAATTACCAAATGACGGATTGAATGAAAGCAAAACAAACGAGATTATTAAACAAATTACGGACACAGATAAGGAGAACTCGTAGTAACTATGAACGACCAAAACAACATGGAACAGGGTAGTCCTAAAAACATACTAGATGAAGCAACTAGATTAGTTACTGGAGACAGAAATAATGCGTACGACCACCCTTTAGATAATTTCACTAGGATTGCAAAAATATGGTCAGCGATATTAGGACACGAAGTAACCTACAGACAAGTAGCACTTTGTATGGACGGCGTTAAACTTGCCAGAGAGTCTTATAAATCTAAACAAGATAATCGTATTGATGGAGCTGGCTATTGGTTAGCCCTAGATATGGCTATAAACGAAGAAGAACGAAGAAGCACAACCAACTGAACCAGTTTTAGTTTTATCAAAAAGGTAGACTAAGACACTCCCCCTAACTCACACACAGGGGTTTTGTATTTACAACACACATACGAGAATAGGAATTGATATGGCACTTTCTTTTAAACTAGCAAACGAGTTCGTAGACGGATACCGAGCAAAGCCAGTACCTTGGGGTTATAAAGATGCGGCAGGTAACTCGGTAGGAGAAGTAACTTTCCTTCGAACTTATTCTAGGTTAAAAGAAGATGGAACCAAAGAGACTTGGGTTGATGTATGCGAGCGCATAGTCAACGGTATGTATTCCCTACAGAAAGACCACTGCAAGTCTAGCCGACTTCCTTGGAATGATTCAAAAGCGCAAGCGTCTGCTAAAGAAGCTTTTGACCGATTGTTTAATTTTAAGTGGACACCCCCAGGCCGAGGTTTATGGATGATGGGCACACCAGTAGTTAACGAACAAAAGAACAGCGCAGCTTTGCAGAACTGTGCATTTGTGTCCACAAGTGAGATGACTAAACTAAACCCAGCAAAACCATTTGCGTTTTTAATGGAAGCCAGCATGCTTGGCGTAGGCGTGGGATTTGATAGTAAAGGTGCAGATAAAGAGTTTACTATTTACAAGCCCTTGCCTTCAGATGCTGAGACAGTGATTGCAGATACCAGAGAGGGTTGGGTAGATTCAGTAAGCCAGTTACTAAATTCGTATTTAAAACCTGAACAACCAATGCCTAAATTCGATTATTCGCAAATTAGATTAGCTGGGGAACCTATTAAAACATTCGGAGGCACAGCCGCTGGGCCGGGGCCGCTGAAGAGACTTCACGAGTCTATTAACAAACTGTTTAATAATAGAGAAGGAAATACTTTAACCCGAATTGATATTGCTGATATAGGAAATTTAATAGGAGTTTGCGTTGTATCTGGTAACGTACGCCGCTCAGCTGAGCTCTTGCTTGGCAAGGTTGATGACGAAGATTTCTTAAATCTTAAGAACGCTGAAGTATTTCCAGAGCGTAACTCGTACGACCCTAACAATCCAGGCTGGGCTTGGATGTCTAATAACTCTGTAGAGGTTGGTGTCGGCGATGACTTGTCTAAAATTGTTGACGGCATTAGATTAAACGGAGAGCCTGGGGTTATTTGGATGGACGTAACCCGCAAGTATGGTCGTCTAATTGACCCGCCTAACAACAAAGACTGGCGAGCCGCTGGTTACAACCCTTGTGCCGAACAATCTTTAGAGTCATTTGAATGTTGCACATTAGTAGAAACTTATCTAAACAGACACGACAGTCTTGAAGATTTCAAGAGAACTCTTAAGTTTGCTTATCTATACGCCAAGACTGTTACGCTTCTCCCAACCCATTGGGAAGAAACTAATGCAATCATGCAACGCAATCGTCGTATCGGAACCTCTATCTCTGGTATTGCTAACTTTGCTGATAGAAAAGGTGTACCTGTCCTTCGTGAATGGATGGACACAGGCTATTCAGTTATTCAAGGGTATGACAAGCTTTACTCAGAGTGGCTTGGTATCCGTGAATCAATCAAGATGACAACAGTAAAACCTTCGGGAACTGTGTCAATCTTGGCTGGAGAATCTCCAGGAGTTCACTGGACTCCAGGCGGTCAGTACTTCCTAAGAGCAATCAGGTTTAGTAATGAAGACCCTATGCTTCCCCTATTCACTATGGCTAACTACACTGTTGAACCAGCAAGTGAATCACCAACCACTACTTCTGTTGTGTTCTTTCCAGTTGAGTCTATGGCTAAACGGTCTGAAAAAGATGTAACTATCTTTGAAAAGATGTCTTTGGCTTCTATGGCTCAACGTCATTGGAGCGATAACTCAGTTTCAGTTACAGTTTCGTTCAATCAAGAGACTGAAGGAGAGCATGTAGGGACTGTGCTTCACATGTTTGATGGTCAGCTGAAGACAGTCTCCTTCCTTCCTATGGGAAATACTATTTACCCACAAATGCCTTATACTCAAATAACAAAACAGGATTATGAGGAGTATGTATTTAAGTTAATGCCAATTGATTTTGCTGGCGTCTATGCTGGCCTGGCCGCCGATGCAATTGGAGAGGCTTATTGCACAACAGACGCTTGTGAGATAAGCTTTATTAAGAAGGAGAATAAATGATGACTGTAACTGTTTACACAAAACCAGATTGCCCTGCTTGTGACGCTACTAAAAAGTATCTTGACAGGGATAGTATTCCGTACTCTACCGTTGACGTGAGTACTGATGAGAACGCCTACGAACTTGTTAAGTCTCTTGGGTATTCATACACTCCAGTAGTGGTAAGTGGAAATGTTCATTGGTCTGGGTTTAGACCAGATAAAATTGCTTCACTTAAGCTTATGCGAGATAGAGTCGCTAATTCAGTAATTGACAAATAGTGTGATAGGGTAATACCGCAATTACCTCTCTCTCCAAAGGGGCCCTAGTTAGTGGGTAGCTAGGGCCCTTTCTCTTTTCTAAAAACAAAAAGCCCCGCAGTTGGCTACTCTCGGTAGTCCTTAAACTGCGGGGCTTTATTATTACTAACTAACTCTCTCTTTAATCGTCCTCATCAAAATCATCATCTTCTTCTTCTTCAAACTCATACACGTCATCATCTTCGATACTAGGTGAAGGTCTGCCCCAATCAGGATTTGGGATTATGTCTATTGGCATTACAAACGAACCTCAGTATGGTTTCGCATACTAGTTGGCTTTTGGTTTTCAGGATTTGAAGCCGTAATTTCCCAAGTCAACCTTCCTCTCTCAATTTGTTCAGCGCACCACTTCTTTGCCTTAGCACTTGTTGTCCATGCGCTACAACCTTGTTTTGTGACCTTGCCTTCACGGTCTTTTGCTACGAACTCGGAAAGCCACGCACCGCTCTTTTCCATGTTCTTTGAAACCGTGAAATAATAATGTAATTTGTCTACCATGTATTTCTCTTTCTCTTAGTTTGTTCCGTTCATTACTCTTATTGCTTGTCCTAATTGCTGACTAGCAGTTTCATCTCTCTCGTATGTTAACTCGTCAGAGTTGAAAATACTACCTGATTTTTCCCATTTGTTTAGGTCGGGATAGTATATTGTGCCGTCAGGGAAGTTTGCGCTCTCTGTGTCTGTATCCCAAGACCACCCTTCACCTTCCGTGTATCGAACTACAAAATAATGTTCTGTAGTCATTTTGCTATTTCCTCTCTCTATTTATGTATTTGTTTATTATGGTTACTACTCCCCTGCTTTTTGATAGCTCCAGGACTTTGGCCGCCATCAAAGTTTGGGTAGGCAGGGTTATTCGCTTTCTAATGTTAAAGTAGTAATTTCCTCTGTGCTGACTACCCACACGGCGTCAACAAGTTCTTCATCACCATTTAGCAGAGCGTTGGTCGCTTGGTCTTTATCTTGTGCCGTTATTAATGCTT